CGACCTAACCGGAAATAATGCGATATGTATTACAGGAGAGCTACCACATGAGCAAAGAGATCCACTATTACAAAAGATTAAAGATGGAGAAGCAGATATCCTATATGGATCGCAAAGCATCTTCAGTGAGGGTATTTCAGTTAATGAGCTTAGTTGCCTCATTCTGGGTACTCCAATTAATAATGAGCCACTACTAATACAACTGATAGGAAGAGTTATTAGAAAGATGCCCGGCAAGGTACAGCCGGTAATCTTAGATATTCAATTAAAGGGTAATACCGCTGCAAGACAAGCTAAGTCACGTTCAGCAGTATATATCAAGCAAGGTTACGATATAAAGGTGGTGGCAGCATGATTATACTAGTTATGGGCCTGTCGGGGTCAGGTAAGACCACCCTAGCTAAGAAGCTATCAGCATCCCTAGGGTGCCTCCATATAAACGCCGATGAAGTTCGCAATATGTATAATGACTGGGACTTTAGCCTCTCCGGCAGAGTTCGACAGGCCTCTAGGCTACACAGCCTAGCCCATGAGGTAGAAGGTGATGTAGTTGTAGACTTTATATGCCCCACCCACGCAGTACAGGAGATATTTAACGCGGACTATACTATATGGATGGACACAGTTAGTAGCAGTAAATACAAAGATACAGATGAAGTATTTGAATCTCCGAAGTATTACGACCGGAGAGTAACAGAGTGGGTAGACAGTACCCTATACACAATATTAAAGGACTTAAAATGATACAAAATTCAGAATTTTATAGTACCCCCGAGCAAAAGTACTTGTTAATACACAAGAATGCTTGTAGCACTATACGAGATAACCTTGCTAAGGAGTTCGCGGACACTGTAGCAGAAGGGAAGCAGGGGGAAGGAGTCTCCTGGGCTGTAGTTAGGGACCCCTACGATAGGTTTGTATCTTCCTTAGCATATGATATAGGGGTTCAGTACCCAGACGCTGTGTGGGGTTCTAAGGACCGCTTAGAACAAATAATCCATGGTATTAACTATACTAAATATATAGTGAACAATGTGCCCCACGCTTCAAATTATTTAGGGAAGGCGCAGCATTCAGTACTACAGACTATATACTTGTTTGATAATAATATAGATATTCTGGTAGACCTCCAGGACTTAAAACACTTTATACCTATGCATTTCAAAGCCCCTACTGAAGCAAGTAACCTAGGGGTTTCAGACAGGAAGCGGCTAATTAGTGATTTAATGGACGGCAGCCCTTTTTTAAAGGACCAGGTACACAGTTTACTAGAGGTAGATTATATTACTTTAACCTCTCTAAGGTCCCAGGGGCGAATGTGGAGCTGGGGTAGCGGGAAAATATGGTAGTTACCTAAAAATAACACTTGACAAAGTGGTTAAATGTTGGTATAATATAAATTCGAAAATAGAGATTTAAAGATGATATTTTACGACTGGGAAAAGGTGCTTAAATTAAGTAAGGGCAAAACGAAAAATACAATAAGGTTGATGGTTATCTACACTTATGGTATTAAGATGCCTAAAAATAAGAAAAGTATAAGCCGACTTTACAGACAAGATATAGTTGGAGATAGTTTTTTACTAAATCCTAAAGAACTATTTAAGAATAAACTTCAAGTAACTCTGGAACAGATGGTTGCCTATATGGAACTAGCAAGTTATAGGAATTACTTAGACTACAAATGGTCGGGTATAACAACCTTACCTTTAAAATACACAGAGATAACTCACCAAGGTATAGAGGACAACCCTTTATTAGAACTTGATGAGCAAGATAATATAAAATTTTACTACGAGGAAATAGATAATGGCAATAAAATTCGGAAATGTCACAGGTAAGGCAAAAAAATCAAGTGTAGACGCATACACTTATAAAGAAGGTAACAATGTTGTTCGTATGGTAGGGGATGTTCTTCCTAGATACGTTTATTGGACAACAACAGCAGACGGTAAGCGAGTTCCTATGGAGTGCTTAGGGTTTGACAGAGATAAAGAGCAATTTACAAATATTGAAAAGGATTGGGTAAGACACTACCACCCAGACATGAAGTGTTCTTGGGCATATGCGGTACAATGCCTTGATCCAGACGACGGAAAGGTTAAAGTATTAAACCTTAAAAAGAAATTATTTGAAGCAGTAATGGTTGCAGCGGAAGATTTAGGTGATCCTACAGACCCTACTACAGGTTGGGACTTAGCTTTCAAGAAGCAAAAGACTGGACCACTTCCATTTAATGTTGAGTACACACTACAAGTATTAAAGTGTAAGCCTCGCCCATTAGATGAAGCAGAGCTAGAAGCTATTAAAGATCTTCCTAACATTGACGATGTTATTAGCCGACCTACTCCAGACCAGCAAAAAGAGTTCATCGAAACCAGAATTCTAGATAACGGTGGTTCTGACAATGTTCCGGACGAAGTGGCAGAAGAAGTAGCTGAGTTACTGTAAGTAAAAAAGTAAGAAGGCTTCACTATATGTGAGGCCTTTTTTAACGCATAAAGGAATAACCAATGAAAATTTTGTTCAGCGCCGATTGGCACATTAAGTTAGGGCAGAAAAGTGTACCGCGTGAGTGGGCGACTAATAGGTACGAGTTACTTTTTAAAGAGTTGTATAAACTTGAGAATACAGTGGATTTACACGTCATAGGTGGAGACCTATTTGATAGAATGCCAACACTGGATGAACTTAGTCTATATTTCAAGTATATAAGGGACATTAGTGTTAAAACTATTATATACCCAGGTAATCACGAAGCCCTAAAGAAAAACACTTCGTTCTTATCAAACTTGAAAGACGTGACTAAAGCCATTAACCCGTTAGTGGAAATCATTGATGACTACTATACTTTAGAAGATATGGACTTTATTCCATATAATAAACTAAAAGAATTTGACCCTAAAGACTTCGAGGGTAGAACTTTGTTCACCCATGTAAGAGGAGAAATTCCTCCACACGTACAGCCTGAGATTGACTTGAAGAAGCTGGAGCAGTGGGAGTTAGTTATTGCGGGAGATTTACATTCGCATACTAATTCACAAGGTAATATAGTTTACCCAGGAAGCCCGGTTACTACGTCTTTCCATAGAAACCCTGTAGACACAGGAGTGCTGTTATTCGATAGTGAAACTATGGACTGGTCTTGGATGAAACTAAAGCTCCCACAACTTATTAGACAGACAGTTAGTCACCCCGATCAAATGATTAAAACTAACTATCATCATACTATCTATGAATTAGAAGGAGATGTAAGTGAGTTAGTAAAGGTTGATAAAGACAACGATTTATTAGATAAAAAACTAATAAAGAGACATAACGACTCTGCACTTATTCTAACGGCCGAGATGTCCTTAGAGGACGAGTTATCAGAATATCTACAGTTTATTATGGGATTAAATGAAAAGAAAGTTAAAAAAGTTTTAGGGGTGTTTCATGATTATACTTAAAAAATTAAAATGGTCTAACTGCTTCTCGTATGGAGATAACAATGAGTTAGATTTAGAAAAAGACTTAATTGTACAACTAGTAGGAACTAATGGTACAGGTAAAAGTTCTATACCTCTATTAATTGAAGAAGCTTTATTTAATAAAAACTCAAAAGGTATTAAGAAAGTTGATATTGTTAATAGAAATAATGATAAAGCAGGGTATAGTATATCATTAGACTTTGAAGTAGACGATAGAGAGTACAATATATCAATAGAAAGAAAGTCTAGTATTAAAGTAGTTTTAACTTGTGATAGGGAAGATATTTCTTCACACACGGCTACTAACACATTTAAGTCTATTCAGAACGTAATAGGTATGGATTTCAAAACTTTTAGTCAGTTAGTATATCAAAGCACTACGAGTTCTTTACAGTTCTTAACTGCAACAGACACTAATAGGAAGAAATTCCTTATTGAGTTGTTAAACTTAGATAAGTATCTTACCTTATTTGATAACTTTAAAACTGCTCATAAAGATGCAGCTAATGAAGTATCTGAAATTAGAGGTAGTATAGAAACTATTAATAGTTGGATAAGTACTAATCCTATAAAAAGTACTACTAAGAAGGAATTATTAGAAGTACCTAATGCTCCAGAAGGAATCATATCTGAAAGAGCTTTAGTACAAGAAAAACTTGACAATATACTTGAAATTAATAATAAAATTAATATTAATAATCAGTACAAGAGTCAATTAGCTGAGCTCAGTGCATTAGAACTTACGAAAGAAGTAGAAATACCGGAAGGTATAGCAGAACTCAACGAAGAGTTCACTTCCTTAAAGACTATTATTTCTCAAGCTAACACAGTTCTTCAAAAAATTGAAAAACTAGGAGATACTTGCCCTACCTGTCTACAAGATATTGACTCAGAAAAGACAAAAGAACTTGTAGAGGAGCAAAAAGGTACGGTCTCTATTAGTACCCAGAGAAAAAATGAAGTACAAAATCTTGTTATAAATTTGAAAAAACAATTAACAGATTATAAAAATCATCAATCCGTTGTTGAAAAATTTGAAAAGCTTTCATCTCTTGTAGATAATAAGCTGCCTAGTGAGACGGAAGACAAGTTAGAGCTAGAAGAGAAAATCAATAAGTTTACTGAAGAAATTTCTAAAAAACAAATTGAGATTAGGGATATATCATCTCAAAATAATGAAATAACAAAATTTAATACTGAGTTAGACTATTTAGTAGCTCAAGTAAAGGATTTTAAGTTAAAGTTACTTTCTGAAGAATCTAAACTAAAGAAAACCAATGATGTGTATGCCAATTTAGAAGTGCTAAAGAAAGCTTTTAGTACTAATGGTTTAGTAGCTTATAAGATTGAGAACTTAGTTAAAGACTTAGAAGATTTGGTAAATCAGTATTTAGCTGAATTATCTGATGGTAGATTTGGGTTAGAGTTTGTAGTTACTAATGATAAACTTAATGTTGTCATCTCTGATGAAGGTAGGGATATTGATATCCTTGCTTTAAGTAGTGGGGAACTAGCACGAGTTAATACTTCAACTTTATTAGCAATTAGAAAGTTAATGAGTACCCTATCTAAGTCTAGAATTAATGTATTATTCTTAGATGAAGTTATTGGGGTACTAGATGATGAAGGTAGAGAGAAGTTGATTGAGGTTCTGCTAAAAGAACATGATCTGAATACTTTCTTAGTTTCGCATGGTTGGTCACACCCCTTGCTTAGTAAGATAAACGTTATCAAAGAGAAAAAGACTTCGAGGTTAGAATGGCAGTAGCAAATAAGAGTAAAGCCAAGGGTACCAGAGCAGAAGCCGCCTGCTGTGCAGTGCTTAGAAAGTCCACGGGATGGAATTGGGAAAGGATACCTCTTAGTGGTGCGCTAGACGCGAAGCACGGTCTCAAGGGTGACGTATATATACCTAAAGAACTAATGAAGTATAGTGTAGAAGTGAAGCATTACAAAGATGATCACCTTACAAGCAAGTTACTTACTGGAAAAACCCCCCAAATTATGGAATGGTGGGAGCAAACGGTAAGAGAACAGCAAGAGAACGAAGCAGAGCACCCTTTACTAATATTTAAGTTTGATAGGAGTAAATGGTTCTGTGCCTTTCAACAAGAGCCAGTAAATGACTATAGACACTTATACTATTCCGAAGGCATCTATTTAGCAAAACTAGATGACTACCTTACCGATCGTTGCAAAGACGATTGGGTTTGGCAAAGACAGTAGACAATAAAAAACCCCGTCACTAATTAAGGTACTGGGGTTTTTTATTGTCTATTGGGCTCTATCAGGCCTAATTAATCTTGGCACAAACGTTGTACCGTCATACCCTTCCATAGAGTCTCTTAAAGCCTGTCTATACACTCTCCACTCCTCCTTGTCTGAGGCACTTAATGGGGAATCTGGCATCTGCGTCCAATCTGAGATTGCTAGCTCCTCATCCCTCTGAGCTCTACGGGTCTCAGGGGTAGGTACGGGTATATTCCATTGATTACCCGCCACGTCCCATAAGGTACCCAACGCGGGGTATGTCTCATACTGCGGGACTGATTCTTTGTAGTCTGCAGGAGGCGTTACTCCATCCTCTAAAGTAAATAAGCCTTCTACGGCTATGTTATTTTCGTCTATTTTATAATAATGTTTCATAATATCTCCTACCAGCTTACTAAAACGTAGGGCGTAGTTCCAACTGGAGTTATGGCCCCTACAGGACCGTTACCGGAGCCCCCCGCACTGCCGGGGCTGTACCCGGCTGCGGTTCCGCCTCCTCCTCCGTTTACAGTAATAGTACCAAAAGAACTAGAGCCTCCGGAGCTTCCGCTGTTGCCGGAGTAAGCGGCGCTATTTCCGCTATTTCCGTTACTTCCTACCGTTACCGTCATATTACCATTCACTGCTTCTAGGGTGGAAGGCAATGCTGCTCCAACGCCTCCGCTGCCTCCAGACTTGGGGCCCCAGCCGTGAGTATTGCCTCCGCTGCCTCCGTTGCCAGCGGCCATAGCTACACTTACTGCCCCTACTCCTGCAGGCCTGTTCCAGATTCCTGTACTATTAAAGGCTTGGTGAGATCCTGTAGTGCCCCCACCTGCCGCAGCATTTTGAGTACTGCCGTCCGAGAACGTAATTCCCGTACTTGTTAATGTTACTGCCATTATTTATCTCCTTTTAAGATGTTGATTTCTTCGCGAAGCTCTTTTACTGCTTCAATTAATAAAGCGTGAAGAGCGTCATACTCAACTACTTTGAATTTTTCACTACCTTCTTCAAAAGGCATTTCTTTTTCTGTTACAGCACTAGGTAGAACTTTCTCTACGTCTTGCGCGATAACACCAGCAGAACGTCTGCCGTCTTTCTTGTACGTAAACTCTACACCGTTTAACTGTGCTACTTTATCAAGTGCTCCAGTTACGTTTGCAACGCCCGTCTTTAATTTCTCATCTGATACTGTACCAGAGTAAGCGATAACTTGACCGTCTGCATGTAAGTGCCCCGCGTTAGTGATCCTAACGCGTTCTCCGCCGTCTAACACAAATCTAAAGTTAGTAGCGTCTAGACCGATGTAGTCATTAATATCTCTGCCAATATGTGTAATACCGTCTCTTAAGTCTGGTTCAACTGAGAAAGTGGTTCCAGTTAGATCCATACCAGAGCCTGCCGAATACGTAGTATTCGTATTATTGTCTGCTGCCCAAACTGCTGTACCTGCTGAAGTATACTTTAAGAACTGACCCGCAGAACCGTTAGCAGGTATGTGGTTATTACCATTACCTGTAGGATGAGAATAATTATTAGCGTTAGTAGCAATACCGTCTAGTTTAGTATTATCTGCTGTAGTAAAGTTAACTTGCGTTAGTCCACCGTCGCCTACTACATAAGTAGTATTAGTATCAATAGAGCTAATAACACCTGTAGGAGAGATAGAAACGTTAGTACCTGCTGTTAGAGCAGCTACAACATTTGCAGTATCTGTAACATCCGCAGAAGCCTCTATACCGTCTAGTTTAGCGTTATCTGCTGTAGTAAAGTTGATTTCTGTTAAACCACCGTTACCTACTGAATAAGTAGTATTGTTATCAGGAACTGTAACTATATCAGTAGTACCATCACCACGATTTAACGTAATAGTATGCCCACTAATAGTCATCGCATTAGCTGCAGAGCTTAGGGACTGATTAGATGTTTTAGCTGTTTTAGTTGCTAAAGAAGTAGTCAATGTAGAAGCGTAAGATGCGTCATCATTGATAGCAGCCGCTAGCTCATTAAGAGTATCTAAAGTACCTGGGGCTCCTCCGATTAAATCAGTAAGTTCAGTTTGTACGTATGCAGTTGTAGCTACCTGTGTAGTATTAGTATTCGCAACAGCTGTAGGAGCGGTAGGAGCACCAGTAAATGCAGGGCTAGCTAAAGGAGCTTTCGCTGCTAAAGCTGTGTCTAGTCCGTCTACGTTTGCTGTAGTGTGATTATGTGAATCATCAGCAACTGTAGCTATAATAGTAGCATTAGCACTTCCATCAAAAGATACAGAACCAGAAACGTCGCCTGATAACCCAATAGTTCTAGCAGTTGCTAAAGTAGTTGCTGTAGCAGAGTTACCTGTACAAGATCCTGCAGACCCTGAAGTATTGCCGGTAACATTACCTGTTACATTACCTGTAACATTGCCAGTTAAAGCACCTGTAAATGTAGTTGCGTGAATTTCAGCCCACTTCTTAGTAGAAGAGCCTAGATCGTATAGATTAGTTGCATCAGGGATAACATCAGAATTAACTTCACCGCCGAAGCTAACGTTATCTGTATTTGCATCACCTAATGTGATTGTGCCGCCGTTTGCGGTCATTGTGCCGGTGATAACTGCGTTACCCCCCACATATAAGTTTTCTTGTGTAGAAATACCACCAGCTACCCTTAGGGCACCTGTAGTAGAACTAGTAGCGCTAGTAGCGCTAGCTACTGAAACGTCAGCAGTACTATCAATAGTTATAGTACTTCCTGAGTGAGAATCAATAGTATTTACTTTTAAAGTTGACATATTATTATTTCCTTTATGATATGGTTAAGTAGGCGTTATCGTCCACTTCCACGGTTATACCAGTTGCAATATCAACAGTTCCAGAAGAGGAAGCATTGTTATTTGGAGCAACAGTATAATCTGTTGTAATAGTAGGTTGAGTCAATAGAAAAGGAGGGTTGCCTCCAGTTACTTGAGCTCCTCCAACGTATAGGGCAGTACAGTTTACAGTTCCATTTACATCTAATTTATAGCTTGTATCTGGTGTAGAAGTACCAATTCCTACTGTTGAAGTATTATAAATAAATCCTGAAGCAACATCTTCAGTCCAAATATTAGATAAAGTGGTATTTTCCCACTTTGAATTAGAACTGTTATATTGTAGAATTTGATTATTTGATAAACCACTTATATTAACATCATCTAAAGAGCTTATATTTCGAGTAGTTAATTCTAATACGTTATTAGAAGTATCTCTCACAAAAAGTTTTTTATCTGCTAAGTTAATAGCGATTTCACCAGCCTCTAAGTTAGCGGTACTAGGTACGTTACTCGCGGTGGTGGTTCTTTTCGGTTTAAATTTAATGGCCATGTGGCTCTCCCTTTTTCTGTGTTTGCTATATAGCGGGGGTTATGTTAAAAGTCTATATAAGACTTAATTAGTCGGTAGTTATAAGGTCTGTAACCTTAAATGTAGAGCCGGTACATACTTTAACTACCACATCTACGGCGATTGCCGTATCTGCCCTAGCTTCTGCATCATAGGTGCAGGGTATGTCGTAGCTTTCATCTACTAAAGTAGTTGATTCTAAGAACCAACTAGGTCCGACTTTCTTGCCCGAGGCAAGTGTAATTTGTTCCGAACTATTAAAAGATCCGTCAATTTCTAGATTATAAGTACCTGAGTGAGTATTTTTACCTATAGACACTTTAGAGCCATTTGCGTTATAATATAACTTACTAGCCCCCGTAGTCCATGGGCCCATATCTCTATTATAATTCTCCCACCTACTGGTAGATGAATTATAGTGCATAGGCTGGTTATTAGTTTCACCAGATAAGTATATATCCTCCAAGGAGTTTAAGGTCCTTGAAGTTAGTTCTAGGATGTTGTTTGACGTATCTCTTACAAATAGTTTTTTATCTGCTAAATTGATCGCGATTTCACCCGCTTCTAAGTTAGAAGTAGTAGGAACAGTTCCCGCATTTGCACTGCGTTTTGGTTTTATGATATGATTCATACTGTTTCCTTATGAGAATAGGGCGACTAGCACCCTATTACTTTTACTTAGAAAGACCCGCCATCTAAAACGCTGGAGTCTAATGAAGCCTCTAGCGTTCCAGTTACGGTGGCGTTACCACTAACGTTTAAATTATTTTGAGTGGATATACCCCCCGCTACTCTAAGTGCTCCTGTTGTCGCACTAGAAGAGGCGGTGGTAGACTCAATATTAAAGTCAGAAGTGCTGTCCACGTCAATTTTAGTTCCGGTGTACGAATCTAAGTTATTTACTTGTAAAGTTGACATATGGTATCCTCTGTTCTAAACTTTTTTGAAAAATTATTCCAATCTAAATATAATATTATACCTAGATTGGAGGTGTTTGTCAAGAAGTATACTTAGAACGTACCTCCGTCCAACTCGTTAGACCATTCAGGAGCTGTTGCACCAGAATTCATCTTCATAAATTGACCGCCTGTACCTTTACTAAGCTTAGAGATTGTTGTAGCGCCTGAAGCATACATGATATCGCCAGAACTAAAGCTAGAAATACCTGTTCCTCCGTAATCTACGCCTACTGTATCACCCTGCCATGTCCCAGAAGCAATTGTACCTAATGTAGTAATTGCTGATTGTCCAGACCATGTAGTATCAATTTGTACTGAGTTAGCATTAGCTGTAATACCTGTTCCGCCTATAACGTCAAGTGTATTACCAGTCTTAGTCATACCAGAGCCAGCAGTAATTTGTCCAGCACCAGAGAATTGGGCGTAGCTTAGAGAAGTTGTACCAACAGTAATTGAACCATCGTTTGAACAAACCCAACCAGAGTCAGCATTTGTAGTACCTTCTTCAACAAAACAGAATGAACCCCCAGAAACTTCAGCAGTCTCATCGTAGTCTGTAGCTCTTGTTGGAGCACCAGAAGCAGCTACTACATAAATACCGTTTTCAGAAGCAGTAGCTTGGTTCTTTAATAAGATACGATCGCCTGTAGCAAGAGTAATTCCATCAACTGTAGAATTATTAGCAAATGCAGAAGATAATGTACCGCTAGCTGTAGTAGCTACACGTACTGAATCTTTAACATCTAGACCAGTTTTAACTGCGTCTACATAAGACTTAGTTGCTGCATCTTGAGCCTGTGAAGGATCTGCAACATTAGTAATTCTGTTTGAACCCATTGTAACAGTTTGTGAAGCAGAAACTGCTAAACCGTCTAATGTGCCAACTGAAGTAACGTTAGTTTGGGCTGCTGTTTGCAATGTACCCGTTACGTTAGTAGCTGTGATATCACCAGAACCTAAGTTAATGTCTTTATTAGCATCTACAACTAGAGCTTTAGAAGCTACTGCAGTACCTGCTGTTGCTCCGTCTAATACGTTGATCTCACCAGAGTCAGCAGTAACAAGTACGCCGCCTAGTTTCAAACCATTAGTACCGTCGTGAGAAGCTACATCAAAGTCGTTAGCGCCGTCCGCAATAGTAGCATCACCACCAACTGTAAGACCTGTTAAAGTACCTACTGTAGTAATATTACCTTGAGAGGCAGTAGCGATAGAACCCGTAATGTTAGTAGCAGTGATATCACCAGTACCTAAGTTGATGTCCTTATTTGCGTCTACAACTAGCGCTCTAGAAGCTGTTGCTGTACCCGCCGTAACACCTAGTTCAGCTGCTTGAACTTTATCAGAACCAATAGCTGTAACACCTGCAGAACTCATAGTAACGTCTCCAGACATAGCTACTGACTCCCAGTCTACGCCATCCGCAATCATCATATTGCCAGAAGTTGCTGTATCAGTACCAACGTTATCTAGCTCTGCTAAAGAGTTAGAACCTAAGTACTTAGCTGCAATTTTCTTATATCCCGAAGCTGAATTGTCATAAATCAATACATAGTCGTTATCGCCATCTGGGTTAGCTGCTAAAGCAGTTTGTCCAGTGATGACATCAGTATGTACCATTGCTTTTTGTACAGCATTAGAACCAATTGTCGCAGTTAATGTTGCGTCAGTTAAGTTTGTTAATGTTGCTGAGCCAGATAAGTCTCCACCTAAAGTGATCGTAGGATCTGCTGTAAGTGCGAAGTCTAAAGTGTTATCTAAATCATCATAGGTTACCGCAATACCAGTTTCTGTATTGCCAGAGACCATTGCTCCAACTGCATCTGCGATTCCTTCAGAACCGCCAATTACAGTTACGTTACTACCACTAGTACCAATAAATAGATTATTGGAATTTTCAGAATAGGCTAATTCGCCTTCTGCTAAGCTGGTAGGTGTTGCAGTAGTAGTACTGCGTTTAATTTTAATTACGTTTGCCATTTAAAAATACCCTCCATTAAGAGTAACATCAGAATACTCTGCAGTATCTGAGCTTTCCGATAATTGAGCTGCTATAGTTATTTCTTCCCACGTAGTGTTCCGATAAACCATTAACTTATCATCAGTTGTGTTATACCACAAGTCACCTTCTTCGAGATTACTATCTCCGGTTGGTGCTGCAGCTTGTACGAATTGTTGATCCGCGATTTGATGCAAAGCATCTTGAATATTCGTAGCAGTAATAGGGCCTACAGGAGTAAATGATATGTCCCCTGCACCCCCAATTGCTACTGAATTGGTTGTTATTACTACCTCATCCGAGGTTACTGTTATATTATTGCCGGTGGTTTCTGTTACCGATACTACTACACTCATGAAGTAACTCCCGCACTAATAGTAGCTCTGCCTTGGATAAGGCGAGTTACTAATCCTGCAGGAGAAGTCATTTCAACGTCATAAATATATTCTACCGCAGGATCTAACGCCGCTGTCTGTGCAGGGGAGAGAGTCAACTTAAAAGTACCTGTAGTAGCATTAATAATTGTAGAAGTCATAGATACCGGAGTTTCATCGTAATGAGACTTTGCCAATTTGGAAGCGAAAGTATACCCCGTAATATCTAGGTCATTCCCGGCTGTAGAATCTACGTCCAGCTGTAGCTGCCAAGAAGACCCCTGCTCAATACTTAAATTATACGTACCTGCTGCCATAATAAAATTCCTACTAAAAACTGTGCACATTCCCGACTATGCTGGGATGCGCTTTTAATTGATTAAAAGGTACACACCTAATTATTTTAATGACCTTTTCTTATACTGTTATTATATCAAATTCCATCAAAAAAGTCAAGGGATAAATTTTTTAACCCTTCTGTAATTCTTTAATCTCTAGTGCTTGTTTTTCTACTACATCTTTGAGCTCTTTTATAGCTTCAATATATAAAGAGTGTAAAGCATCGTACTCTACTGTCTTAAAAACTTCTTCTGTCCCAGTATGTAGGGGTAAGCTTCTCTCTACTACTGCTTGGGGTAGGACTTTCTCTACATCTTGGGCTATCACCCCTGCAGATCTTACACCACTGTCCTTACGTGTAAACTCTACTCCATTAAGTTGAGATACTTTGTCTAGAGCGCTGTCTACCACGGATATTGCAGACTTTAAGTTTTTATCTGATACAGTTGCTGAGTACGCCACTACGCTACCATCACAGTGTATATCTCCGTCATTCTCCATTCTGAAACGCTCTCCACCATCTAAGAAGAACCCAAAATTGGCAGTATTAAGAGCAATATAGTCGTTGGAGTCCCTACCTATATGAGTAATCCCGTCTCTTAGGTCTGCCTCAATAGAGATGGTGGTGCCCACCATATCAAGCCCTGCACCTGCTGAATAAGTAGTATTAGTATCCGTAGGAGTCGCCCAAGTAAAAGACCCGTCCGCGTCTGAGCGCAGATATTGAGAAGTAGTACCATTTCCAGCAACATTTAATTTAGAGGCAGTAACTGAGTTATCTAGAATCTTGCTTGTAGTAACTGAGTTACTAGTTAAATCTGCAGCTACTATATCACCGGACTTTATCTCCTCAAAGGCGCTACCGTTATACACCTTGAATAGGGTATTAGTAGTATCATACCAAACTTCCCCCAATACCGGGGAAGTTGGTGCAGTTGCACTACTATTACTACTTTTAATAGCAGTCAGTACGTTATTAATATCCGCCCTAGTTGCGGGGAAAGATTGGTTTGCTATGTTGTAATCATGTATTGCCATATTAGTATCCTGAACTTAGCCAGTTAAAAGTCTGTTGCGACGGCTGGCTCGTGTTATTATCGTAAAAAGTTATAGTAAAGCCCGAAGCCGTACTACTAGTTATATTATAGTATATTCGGTCTCCTGCATTAATAGTAGTTATACCCACAGAAGGTACGGTTTTAAAAGGTACAGCATAGGTAACCACTTTGGTCCCATTCCCCGTACCTGAGTCTGTCTGTACATTAATATCCCTCTTGATAGTATCTGGCATATCAACTGTTACCGATAAACTATCTACCTGTATATTATAAGAAGGATTATCAGTTTTTAGCTGTAGACGAAATTGCACCCCTCTAGCTATGTAATCTCCTACGAAGAAAGATCCCCAAGAGGACCAAGTAGGGGAACTAGAAGGATCATCGGAAGTGGTTCTAATCTGCAGTGCGGCATTAGTTCCCGAGATATCGGCTCCATCAAATAACCCTGCCTTTGCGTCAAAGTTACCTGTAGAGCTGTCGAATAGGTCACTTACAGAAAATCCCGTACTAGAGTAAGAAGATGTTATTCTACTAGTGTATACTTGACCCAGGTCTATAGACTGGTCGGTGAAATAGTAATATCCCTCCCCCAGGCTAGTATTAGTTAGCTTAATAGTATTATTACCAGAGTCAAAGGAAACATTAGTATTAGAAGGGTCACCTACTCCTGTAGAGGTGCCATTACCAAACCCAGGGTGCTGAGTAGACGTAAGTACTACATTAAGACCTAGGATATCGGCCACATTAGAGGACACGATAGCCGCATTTTCCGATTCATTCCCTGAAGAGTCTAAAGCCTTAATAAGGTATGACCCAGCTAAAAGAGGTACTGAGTAAGTGTCTAGGGAGCCGGGTACATTCTTTGTTATGTCCGAGGAGCTAGCCCAGGTGACTCCACTGGTCTTACTTGTGTGTCTTATCCAGTATGTGCCCCCATTTACTACGTCTAAGTCAGTGACTTTATCCCACTTAAGGTTGGCTAAATCAATTCGGGCTACCATTGTGAAGTTAGTCACGTCACTAGGAGGAGTTAGCTTGCCAAATACTTCCGACTCCAGAGAGGTGAATGGTGAGTATAGCATTAGAAAATTCTCCTTGTCTTAACTCGAAACTCTAGCGTACCTGCTGGAGCGTCATCAATAGTAATACTCTGTGCTGAAGTTTCTCCCATAGAGGTCCAGTTTGTAAGGGCCGGCGTTTTTCTTCTCCATTCAACATAATATGACGCAATATACGGATAAGTAGTTGCTGTACCCGCTGTATTTGGAGCATCCCAAGAAAACGTTGCTCTATTTTTAACGTTACCCATAGAGTCTACATATAATTCTTCATCTATACTAAGATTGGAAGGTGCAGGTATAGGGTCACTTGGATCTGGTAAACTACTAGTGGACTTACTAGAGAATGCTATATCTTGCTCAATGTAGTTATACTTAGCAGGGTGATACTTCAGAGCCGAAATTTCAACAATATTTGGACCAGATTCTCTAGTTAATAGAACTCTAAAGTCATGGGCCTCTACTGAGCCAATCTCTTCTAATATCCACATATAGTTCGCGGTTGGAGTGTTAGCAAAGGCAGAAGTAACAGTAACTTCTGATACTTCCTCAGTAACAGACATATAGCTGACGTCTTTGGTCTCAACCCATACGTAAGGCTTCCACTCATTGTCTACGTGAGCATTTAAACAGGTCTCTTGAGTAGTCTCCGCTTGCTTATCTCCTGAACGAATACACGCTTCTTCAGTATTAATTAAAGACAGCTTATAAGTATTTCCAGCAGTAACCGGAGTAGCCGCATCTAATTTAATAATAGTAGTTGTGCTACCTGCTGCAATTCTTCCCCCATAACGAACACCAGCTTTATGCGAGTCCGCTACTTTAATAATATCTCCAGGTCTTACAGATGCTCCATCCATACCAGTAGAGAAAGTCACTGTTTCAGTTTCATATCTCTCGGTATATAGAATCCATTTACCAACTCTACGAGCCTGGCTTTGAGTAGTACAACCTACAGCAACTACGTCAGTAGAGAATATTTGGTTATTATTATTCTGAATACCTGTAGCATCTTCTACATACTCAACATTTTGTCTATAGAAATCTTCTGGGTTATTCCACGTTACGTGTGCAACATTGTGTCGCTGCTTTCTAGAAGTTCCTTCATAAGTGAATTTACCGTCAATAACGTTAGCATCCGAAAAGTTCATTACTGGGTCTTTGGGCGCGTCCTGCACAGCAGAGATTTGCCCCTGTTGCCAGTATATCATACCTCTAAAGATTGAAGCAATATCGTTTAATACTTTAAATGCTTCTTCTCTACCTTGTAAGTAGATATTAGCGGCAAAACGTGCTTCTTTATTTCCCCAACCGTCATCAACTCCAACAAAGTTTCCACTATTGTCTACAGAGTCACAGTACTTCCCAATTTCGTATAAAGACCATTTGTCCATCTGATTAGCCGATAGCCATTTACCTAGTCCGTACCTTTCATCAGTACATAAATCGTATAAAATCCAAGCAGGGTTACAAGTCCATTCAGTATCGAATGTACCATCCCACGAACCACTGTATAAATTTGCGCCAGGCGACGTTCCCGTCCAAGTGCCGCCCGCTTGCGTGCACCTGTCCTTGCGCCTATACCCTGATAAAGAGCAGTGCCCTGGATCGTACGGAGTATAGTTACTAGGTACCTTAATCTTTACACCCTTAATCTCGTACCCACGCTTAGGGATACTAGTAAATTGTCTAGCATCAATCTGTAAAGCCATCAAGGCACTATTAGGGTACCTTAGCTTATTATCAATAATTTTAGTATACGCCCCAAAGTATAAATCGTTAGATAGCTTAGTAGACGTAGAGTCTGCCGTTATTCTCTCTACTTTAATAGCAATTTGCGTAAACCCACTAGTTTTCCAAGCAGCAGGAATATCAAGTCTAAAAGACTTCTCATACTTATTTGAAGTTTTGCCCACAAAGGAGGAACTTTTCATTTCCGTCCAAGAGCCGTTATTATCTTTTTCTAAATATATTTTAAAAGCAACACTGGACCCGTGCAGGTCTCCATTATCATTAGTAGCGTCTAATAACGCAGGAGTATACAGTAAAACTCGCACCGCGTCCACAGTAGTAGAGCTAAAGGACTGGATGATAGCACCTGGAGAAGCTATTTTTACTTGTATCCCTACAGGAGTTTCTGTTTCTGTACCCGCAAACCCTGGAATATATGTCTGCGAATTAGTACCTTCACGAGTAGCATATGTAACGCTCTCAAAGTTATAATTACCTGCAGAATCTTTTAAAGGGGTTTCATTTAGATATATTGACTTTTCAGCATTTATTAGCCCTACAATTTCTCCCTCAGAAACTAAATCTACTGTTCGTGCTTTTGAAGCGGAGAATAACGAGTCATCGTCCTCTGTAGGAGAGCCCCCGCCCCCGCCTTTTCCGCCGCCGCCTGATCCTCTTATCCAGTCCTTCTCACTCATGGTGTGTAATCCTCCGGTTCTACGCCCGAGCTAATAACTGCTCCGCCTACTATTAATTGACCATAACAGACGGGGATACATACTCCCTGTCTTGTTGTATTTGCTGCACCATTAAATGCATAATTCTGTACGGATTCTTTAGTTTCTACAGGTTTCGGAGTAGGGGCTAGCATAGAAGCAATACCTCCTAGTATTAAAGCTCCTCCGAACTTAACCATCATAGCATAAGTATTGGTTACTGTTACCCCTCCTAATGTTGTTGTTGATAAAGCAGCAGTTTCTGCAGTCATAGCCCCCATGTTACTCATAGCACCCCACCCCATAGGATTCCATATTAGTAAGGCTCCCAAAAGCACCATTGCTATACCACTCTTCTTTGCACCTAATACTACAGGTACAATCTTGATTTCCTGCTTACCAGAAGGATCTGCTAGTTCGGAGTAGTCTTTAATATAGGACTTACCCACCATAACCTTGTACCCAACGCCCCGCTGCTCAGAAGAGCCAACAAACTGTCTAAATCCTGGATTATTAACATCTAAAGCTCTAATAGCTTCGGCAGGGTTCTCAATATCTAAGGACCACTCTTTCCCGTACTTCTCTGCTAATTCTCCATATAATTTTACCGATTTTAACATAATGATTTGTGCCTTAAATGATGCGTGGTATGCTTTCTCCAATATCCTCCATAAAGTTCTCTATTGGAAAGTCTTCCGTGTACGTGGTGTAATATTTTATCGTCGCCGATGAAAACTGCGGCATGGTTTGGTACAGGTGAAACTAATTTTATCAAAAAGACATCATATTTTTTAATGTCATTTTCATCAAGTATCCGTACAAAACCTTGTTCTTCATAGTTTTCTAAATATCGGTTCTCACCTTTATCCCACCAGCCATCTTGACCACTGTGACAAACAAAATCGATATTTAGCTCTTTTTTGTAATAATCTCTAAGTAAAGTACAACAGTCTAAAACTCCATAACTGAATTGTCTACCTACTATTGGTGCTTCATACCCGTCTGGCTCCCAACTAAATAGTCGGTTGCCTGGCCAGCTTAAGATGTGCCAAGGCTTATTAGAAGCTTCACAAGCAACTTTATCTGCTTCAGAAGGCTCACAACCCTCATTAGGGTGTGAGTGACATATGCCAAGAATGTCTCCAGTATCCTCTGCGTCTGCGTAAGATACTGGGTCTATAATGAAGTGCTCTTCTGCAAGCTCCGCTATATTATTAGCAGGAAAGTATCTTTCTTTTTTACCTACTCCAATAATAAAACCGCAAGCCTCTTTAGGGTACTCGCTTTCTGTATGTTTTCTGAAATCTTCTAAAGTTTTCTCATTCATCCCATATTGATTCCCGCTCCTGGAAACCCTCCAAAAGGGCTCTCGACAGATTCAGGGAATCTTAGCTCGCAAGCCGTAAAAGTTTTAGCGCATACATCATTAGCTGAAGTAGTACTATTATTATTTATATCCCAGTAACTAGAGCCAGCATATCCACATTCAGTACCTTTGTAAAGCCAAGGGCAGGAATTAGCAACTACTGTTCTTGAAGGTAGTTTAACTCCGTGAATGTCGTGTGCTGCAGTTAGTTCAAACTGTATATGAGTATTAGTCTCTACTGCCTTTCTATCAATATACCAAATTTCTTCAGCAAAATGAGCAGTATCATCGGCCAAGGCTGATGCATACCATATGCCTGGCCCAGTTGCAGCTTCGCAAGTAGTCTGATTGTATACAGTCCAAGTGCCTGCAGAGCCGTTTTTATTGGCATCTAGACAGTCTGCCTTACTAAGACTCGGATCTGACCCCGACTCCCCTGTACATACTCCACCTACTGGGTACCCACTTGTATAACAATATGAATCTAAGTATTTAGCAAAGGTCTTCTTTCTGGTAACTTTTGCACCAATTAGATCATCATAAGCAGTTACAACCCCTGTTATAATAGAAGTTATATTAGCTACAGTAAGTGTAGGTCTTGGAATAGACCCCTTTCCTGAAAACTCAAACCCCTCTGCTTCAATAGGAAAGGCCGCGTACTTATTCCCCTGCCACACAATTTCTTGCATGTTCTCGTTCTGGCCAGAGTGCCATCTAAGAACCGGTTCTGAGTCTGGGGCAGTACCTGTAGAAAGGTCTAACTCGAATAACTCAATAACCGCCCCTGGTTCAAACCCGTGAACATCTGATGTAATTTTATCACTCATGGTTCAAATACCTTTGTAAATGTTGCTGTTATAGTTCTAACTCCTGATAGGGTTTCTTGGGTGCTCCATTTGCTACATACATACTTCTTATATGGGTAAATAGTGTATGTTTCTCCACTTGATAATATATCTGCGGCTAAAGATAACTGAGTAGAGCTGTCTACGGCAGTTACTGTAGTAGTAGTCCCTCCAGAGTCTGTAACCGTAGTATTCAAAAATCTGTTAGTAAAGTACTGAGTAGTGTCTACAAGTTTCTTAGTAGTAGCGCTAGTAGTAGTGCTAGATATATCATACCCTGTAGGGTACCAATCAAATGCAGTTACGCCTCCTTGATCCTCTAAAAACTTGACAATCTTATTAGCTTCTGCCGAAGTACGGTTCTTCCAAGTCAAGTTCCAAGTCTCTGGGAGATTATTGATCCCGCTGGCTACGCGCTGCTCGTATCCATCCCCGTATGTAGCTTTAAGAACTTTAGGCTCCTGATTAGCCTTAAGTCCTCGGTCTGGATTAATATTTACTTCTGTGTTAAAATTTGCCATAATTAGTAACTACTTAATAGTCCTCCAGGTCGTTTTTGTTCTACTAGTTCAGCTTGTACCGCTTGAGAAACCATGTAACCAAGTTGTTTAGCTTTATCCCCGTCCATTCCAGAATCCGTATTAGCTTGAGCACTTCCGTCGCTATCAATATTAACATTAACTGTAACGTTATTCTCAGTATTACCTCCAGTACTTCCCATTACAGGAATAGACCTGCCATCGGGCAGCGGTACTACTGCTTCATTATACTTGCCTTCCCCTATTAAACCTAAGGTAGGCTTGTCTACTGTTCCGCCATTTGCAAAAGCTCTGAAGCCCCCTGGGGCGATACCACCGTTTGCAGCTCCAAAGAACCCACCAAACATACTCGAACCCCAATTCCAAACTGCATCTACTGCTTTATCCGTAGCTTTACTTGCTAAAGAACCTGCGAAAGACTGAGCAAGGTTTTGGGCATTAATCTCCCCAGAAGTGATAAGCTCTCGAACCCCCTGTCTAGCAGTAGCTTCTGCGTCTGCCGCAATATTAAGATCTTGGGTTAAACCCTTCTGGACTCTTGGCGCACCTTTTCCTTCTATCTTATCAGCAGTAGCATCTGCCAATTCCCCGGTATTGTGTACATTAATCCCTAAAGATTTGCCTTGCCCATCATCCGCCCATACTAATGCTTGATTGGCTGCATCAGCATTCGCCTTATCTGGCATTTTATCCAATATCTGCTGCTGTTTATCAATCAAATTCTGGTAGTACGCCATACCCGCCTCTGTGGTGAACATACTGTCCCGCATAGAGGTATACTTATCAATATTCTCCTGGGGAGAATTATTCCTATTTGCCCTTTCGGGGTCATAAGTACTACCTGAGATAGAAGCAGTCTCAAACGCCAACAAGTAAGGGTTGGCTGCCTGCAAAAATTTGAGTATAGGTCCCAAAGTTCTCTCAAATGCTTGTCGAACTGCTGGACTAGGGCCTGTCTTTAATATTTCCATATCTAGGAAGGCTTTCCAAGGCCTTAAAGTAGATGCACTAGTTGTCCCTTTCTTGAAAGCGTCCGTAGTGTGCGCCATCTTACTAGCGTCATCCGCCATTAGACCTCCACTGCCCCACCATCTCCTGTTGGATTCCATCCCATTTCTACCTTGGTTCCACC